AATAGTAAAGATGAAATGACTTTTTGTAAAAACAACAAGAAGCTAACAACACTAAACAAAAAAGGAAAGTTGTTAGATATTCATACGAACAAGGAGAGAGCATAATGAAAATAAAATCATATGATGAAATGATTTGGATTAATGGGCAACAAGAAAGAGTTGCCCAAACATCTTATATTTTTTCTAATGGTTATATAATTAGAAAATGTATAGCTGGTGTATATAAAGATTTAACACCTGTTCGTTTAGAAAAAAAAGTTAAAATGCGTTTATCTCAAAAATTAGATAATCATATTTCATTGATAGCTGATTTTAAAACTGTTGATGATGCTTTGTCATATTTAAAAGATAAACTTAATATTAATTTAAAAAAAGATATAATTAATAAAATAATTAAAAAGGAGAGAGCAAATGCCTAATACTTGTTATGAATATAAAATAACTACTTGTGGATTTAGTGGTAGTTATACAGTTAGTTTATACAAAGATCACAGTACACATTGGGAACTTATCAAAAAAACTGACTTTAAAACTAAAACACTTAATCAAGCTTTTAATAATTTTATAAAGCAAAATAACTTAAAGGAGAGAGCATAATGATTAAACTACCAAAAATTAGATTAAGATTATCTAAATCAAGAAGTAAAACAAAACATACATTAGAACAAATGAAAGTTTGTTATGATGCTATTGCAAGTCAATCAGGTCTTGAAATTGATAGTTATGAGAAATCATTAAAATCAATCAAAGAAAAAAACAAAAATTTTCCTGACACTTATATAATCCAATGCACAGGTTATTCTTGGGATAGCTATGTTGCTGGAGATTATGAAAGAGCAAATGAGTTATGGTACAATTCAGGAGAACTACCATTTGTAAATAATGCTTTTGATTTGAGAACTGCAATACTTGATAATTATGTTTCTATGTTTGTTGCTGTCAGAGATTTTGGTTTTGTTTTAAAAAAAGACGATGCTAATTATTCTGAATTAGTACAAGACTATGATTATGCAAAATATTTATTGAGTCTTACAAAAGAACAAAGACAAAGTTTTTTTGATTTTAAATATGACTTTGATAATGCAGTAAGAGAGGAGAGAGCAAATGACATGGGCTAGAAATGTATCAAGAGGTTTTAACAAGTTCAATTTAGAACAACTTGATAAAGATTTAAAAACTAAAAGAGTTTTCAAATCAAAGTTAAAAGTGTTTTTACAATATTTAAAAATAGCAAATGCTTGTAAAAGAATGTTTAAAAGAGGTTTGAAAAGGTCTGATTATCCTGACAATTTAGAATATTCTAAATTAATAAATATGAGGATTGTTTTAGCCAAAAAAATCATAAATAAATATAAAAAGGAGAGAATAAATGCCTAAATTAATCTTATCAATTAAGACTAGAAATAAGTCATTTAATTTGCTAGAAAAGGTGTATAAAGATTTTGGGGTGGTATTCCATCCCAATTCTACTGTTGTTTCAGTAGAGAACTTTATAAAGGAGAAAGCTAATGGAAAAAGCACTTCCGAAGCTTCAAGCCAAGTACGACAAGGCAATAGTGAGAGAAAAGGACTTGTTGGAAAAGCTAAAGAAGATAAGGAACAACAAAAAGTCATTAGCTTGGAAGATACATCAGACAAAGTATCATCCAGCTATGATCTAAAGAGAGAGGACAAACAGTTATGAAAAAAATGTACTTAATGACAATGATCGTATGCACTCTTTTAAATGGATGTGCCAAATACGACCCAATCATAGACACAAAAGGAAAATCAAAGTTTGAAACATCAAATGCAAGTGAGATTTCAAATGATAAAATTTTGTGTGAGAAACTTGCAAAAAATAATACGACATTTTTTGGTAATATAAATTTTTGGATATTGTCTCCTAAAGCTGAGACTCAATATACTGATATTTATAGAAAATGCCTTTTAGGTCGTAATCATCAGGTGTTGAACTAATGCCAAGACCATCAACACAAATAAAAAAATTAGCTTTCATCTGTGCTAAATGTTTCAATACTAAAGTTGATAAATTAGCATGGTTTGTAGGAAGCACCCTTTTTAACGAGTCATTACTCTGTCGGACTTGTTGGCAAGGGCAATTTGAAAAACTAGATGACAGAGAGAGAAAGGAATGGGGTTTTTATGATAATAAAAAACCAAGAACAGATAAGTGAACTAACATATCTTATGCCACCTGTACTCAATATGTTTGGAGTATCGGAAGATCAAAACGAAATAGTTTTGAAAAAGGTATTTGGTTTGCAGTTAAAGAAGATGAGACTAATGCGAGGTTATACTCAGACAAGAGTAGCCAAAGCTATAAACGTGACGTTCCAGCAGATTCAAAAATACGAGAAAGGTAAAAATGCTGTGAGTGTTCATAATGAACTTAAATTAGCCGAGTTCTTAAAATGTGATAGGAATTACTTTATTCAGCCTATTACAGAAAATGGCTATAAATTTTTAACAAAGAGAGGGAATGGACATGATAATCAAGAGTAAAGATAAAGATGGCAGAGAAATCTGTTTTAATCCTAAAGGTAGAGGAGCAAGATATACTGTTGATGGGATTAAAAAAAAAGGAGTCACAACTGTTATAGGAGAACGATTTGGTAAATCGGCTCTTATGTGGTGGGCTGAAAATTGTGTTTATGAAGCTTTTGGTCAGCAAATGAAACACGAAAAAAAACCTGTTGATGTTATTCAGCAAACTATGGATGAACTTAAATACAGGGTAAAACAAATAAAAGAAAATGCTATGCACATTGGTACTAATATGCACACTTTGGCTGAAGATTACATTACAGGTAAAGAAGTTATTAGCCCAAACTCAGAGCCACTTAAAACTATGTTTGAAAAGTTTAAGAAGTTTTGGGATAGCAAAAAAATCAAAGTAATTGAGACAGAAAAAACCTACTATTCAAAAGAACTTGATATTTGTGGGACTCTTGATTGCCTTGTTAAGTATAAAGGTAAGATTGGAATATTAGATTTTAAAACATCTAAGGATTTTTACCCTGATATGCCAATCCAAATTCATACTTATAAAAAATTAGTAGAAGATTCTACTGATTTAAAAGTTGAGTTCTTAGCAGTTATTAATATTCCAAAAGAGCCTGTTAAGGATGTGGAGATGAGGATATTTCAAATTAAGCCTAAGTATCTAAAAGGTTTTAAAGCTTGTAAATATCTGAATAGCTTAGAAGAAGATTTTAAGCAAAGAAACTTGGAATATAATAAACAGAGGAGCAACTAATGACAATAACAGTAAGAGTACAAACAAGTCAAAAACAAGAAGTGAATGACTTAGTTGGAACTTTTAACACTTTAGAAACGCATCAATTATCACATTTAATAGATGTTTTAAAAACTCAAAGTGTTAAAGGAAATATTATTACAGGAGATTTATTTTTTAATGTATCAGAAATAAATCATGTAGATAATAAGTCTTTTTTTGATTTAGTTAAGAAAGGAGACAACTAATGTACCAACAACAACAAAAAACACCTTTTTGTGCTTTAACAATGTATCTCAGACCCACAGGAAATAAATCTCCTAAGTTTGAATACAAAGCTGATGCCAAAAGTTTATTTACTTGTAGCTTAACAAAGAAAAAATATAAGCTATCGCAAATAGACGAGTGGTATCATACAGAGGGAGTACAAAACTTTGTAAGACAAGGTTATACAGGAAAATGGTATGCTAAGACTCAGGACATTGAGACACCTAATAAATACGATCAAGGTACGACTCAAATGGTTTTAAGTTTTATTATGACTAAGCCTTATAAACCTCAACCTAATGTGGATGGTATGAAACCTATCGCACAAGCAATTCCACAGCCAATGCAACAAGTCGCAAAAGCTGAAGAATCTTTTGATGATGATTTACCACCATTTTAATAAACTAAAAGAAAAGCTAAGTGTGTGGTCACTATATAACCGAGAATATATAGTTGGCTTCATACTTGGTTTTATTATAGGAGCAATATTGTTATGAAACTTAATCAAAAAAAAGAAGCATTATTGAAAGAACTGCGTGAAGTAAATAGAGAAGTTTTTGTCAAAGTTCATGATGGAGAGTGTTTTCATGATATTACAGGTAATGACATTGATCATTTTTGGGAAGCTATGAGATATGTACCAAATCATGTAATTAAGAAATGGATTAAAAATTGTAAAACTGAAGTTAAACAACATAAGGAGAGAAAAAATGAAAATCCAACTAGAACTTGATTATAATGCTCACAATTATACAGATACAAGTAAATCAGCTTGGGCTAATAAAAAAGATAAACTGACAAAAAGAGAACAAGTTTATGAGTATGTTAAGACTCAGGCTTCAACAAATTATGAAATATCTGATGAGTTGGAAATGCCATTATCAAGTGTTTGTGCAAGATGCAGAGAATTACAGCTTCTTGGATTGATAGAAGATAGTGGAAGAAGAAAAGAAACACCTTATGGTAAAACTGCGATAGTATGGCAAAAAAAAGACCAACAGTAGCAGAGAGAAAGTGGATGCAACAAGTAGCTGATTATGGATGTATAGCTTGTGAGATAGATGGTAAAGTTTCTGTTCCTAGCGAGATACATCACATCAGAAAGCATACAGGAATGGGTCTGAGACCCTCACATTTTAACATTTTGCCTTTATGTGCTTCACACCATAGGACAGGTAAAATATCGGTGCATTTAGGCAAAAAAGCTTTTGAGTCTAAATATGGAACAGAAGAACAATTACAAAAACAACTGAGAGAGAGGATAGAGGAATGGAACGCAATAGCGGATATTTTTTAGTTTGGAGAAAGATATGGAAATCTCCTGTATTTAAAAACCTAAAACAATGTGCAATATGGATATATATGATTAGTCAAGCAACACATCAGGATAAGACTCTTAACTTTTTAGACAATAAGATATTTGTTAAAAAAGCTGAGTTAATATTTCCATTAAGAAAAAATGCTGAGATATGGGGAATTACATATTCAGAAATGAGGACTTTTATCAAAAGGCTTAAAAATAGGAAGATGATTAATGTCCGAATGCACCACCTTTTGCCCACTAGCAACCACCCTAGTCGTAAAATATCTATTATTGAGTGCTTAAACTACGACAAATATCAATACCTAGAGGATGTACAACCACCTCAACACCAGCTATCGCCTTATACTAATACACTATCTACTAAAGAAACTATTAGTATAGGGTCAAGCAAGGATGTGAATAATGGTTATAAGTCTGTTGGCGATTGGGGTCATTACACAATACTAGAAAAAGATGGCAAAAAATACAAAAAGCATAAATGGAAAGATGAGCCTATAAAGGACTATGATGAGAGCAATACTTAGAATATTCCGATATGCTAGAAAAAGATTGATAAAGTTGTCATTAGAAAATAAAATGCTTAAAACCCAGCTTGAATATTACAGAGCAATAGTTGAGTCCAATAACAATAGAAAACATTAGATGGTTAAAAAAAAGTCAAAGTTTAGACACATTTCAATAGGTAAGAAAAAATATTATTTCTACAAAATTGTTTGGTACGATATTTTAGCCGATGGGTCTCATGCTTCTGCAACTGAATTTGATAATATGAAACCAGCACTAATGACCACAATGGGTTATATATATAAAAAAAATAAAAAATGTGTTTGGTCATTTGCTAGTTATGATGATGAAACTTTTAGTGATAGAAATGTCTTTCCGATAGGATGTATTAAGGAACTTAAAAAGATTGAAATTTGATACCATTTCCTAAAAAAAAATATAATATTATTTATTGTGACCCAGCTTGGTACTTTAAAACATACTCTGATAAAGGTAATAAACGATCTGCTTTACAGCATTATAATTGCCTTAATATTAACGATATTTATAATTTACCTGTTGATACAATTTCTAATAATGATTGTATCTTACTTATATGGGTTATTGACCCAATGCTACCTGAAGCTATGGAAGTTATTAAAAGATGGGGTTTCAAATATAAAACAGTAGCTTTTACATGGGTTAAAGAAAATAAAAAATCAGATGGATATTTTACAGGTTTAGGATATTGGACAAGAGCAAATCCTGAGATGTGTTTATTAGCAACTAAAGGAAAACCAAAAAGACTCTCTAAAGCTGTAAAACAATTAATTATTAGTAAAAGACAAGAGCATAGTAAAAAACCTGATGAGATTAGAGATAGAATAATACAGCTATGTGGAGATTTACCTAGAATAGAATTGTTTGCTAGACAGAAAGTTAAGGGTTGGGATTATTGGGGAGATCAGGTATAAGAATCAAATATGAAATCCGACATAAATAAGGCAGAGAAAAAAAAACAATTAGGCAGACCACAAAAGTCTATTGATGAAAAAGTATTAGCAAATTTAAGTCAAATAGGATGCACACAAGAAGAAATAGGTAGTATTGTAGGAATATCTGCAAGAACATTACAAAGAAGATTTGCCGATTTATTAGAGGTTAATAAAAATAAAGGTAAAGCTAGTTTAAGAAAGAAAATGTATGAGAAAGCTATGAAAGGTAATGATAAACTTCTCGTGTGGCTGAGTAAAAATTACCTTAACATGGTTGATAAGGTACACACAACATCAACAACAGAGCCTTTACCATTAATCATAGAAGCTAAAGCTGAAGAAGTAAAAGATTTGAATGGCAAAGAAAAAAGGTAATGTATATGGACAAGTAGTTGTCTATGAAAAAACTTACAAAGGCACTTCTATTGGGAGACGACCCAACACTTCAACAATGAATAAGAACAAACGAAGAAGTTATAAAAAATACAGAGGACAGGGCAGATGAGTAAAAGGTCAATGTTTTATCCTAATGGAGAGTTTATTCCATACCAAATGCCACAGGATTATAGACCATCAACAGGTAGAGGTAGCTGTGGGAACTGTGGTTTATTTTCACAAAAGCATATGTTTTGTGGTGTTTATAGAACTAAAGGAGTTAGAGATACTTATGTTTGCAATAAATGGAGACCAAGAAGATTTAAAAGATAATGGAACAACCTGTCCACTATTTAGTATTATTACTTTTATCATTTGATGGTCAGATGATTAAAGAAGTCTTAGAGTTTGCTAGACCAATGACATTAATGGAATGTGGAGACTTTGCTGATGGACACAGAGAAGCTATTGCAACATTTAGCTGGGATGACCCAAGAGGTTCAGCTTGGTTTTTAAATGATGGTAGAGGAACTTGGCAAGGACATATTTGTATTCAAGACCCAAATAAAATGTGATATAGAAATATCACTATGGCAAAATATAAAGGTAGAACTGTAAAATTAAATAAACCCTCTCGTGGAGATGTAAAAAAATTCAAAGTATTTGTAAGAGATAATAAGTCAGGTAGAGTCAAAAAGATTAATTTTGGTTCAAAGACAATGAGTATAAAAAAGAATATACCAGCTAGGCAGAGAAGTTTCTTTGCGAGATTCCGACCCATCTTGGCTAATGTAAAAGGACAGAAAAGTTTATCTCCTGTATATTGGGCTATGAGAAGCTGGAGAAAAGGATTTAAGATATGAAATTAAGTGAGAACACATCTGTTGCTATGCCAATTAAAAATATGTTGGCTATTATAGGTGGGGTTATAATTGGTGTACTAGCTTGGTCAGATTTAACTGCTAGGCTTACCTCACTCGAAACGAGTCGTGAGTTAATGAACGCAGATTTGTTAAAAGCATCTGAACAAACAACAGTAGATAAAGAACAGTTTTTATTATTAGAAGATTTATACGAAACAATAGAAAAGCACCAAGAGTTGTTAGATAAAAACATACACAATCAGGTAATGCTTACTCATATCGAAAAACAATTAGAAAAAGCATTAAACGATATTGAGGAATTAAAAGATTCAAATAGAGAGATGAAATATACTAATGGGAGTTCTCACTAATGATTGAAACAGTTGTAGCTTTATTAATGATAGTAAATAATGAGATTAAAGAACATAGAATACAAATAGACCCTAAAACAAATAAATACTCTATGAAAATGTGTTTAAAAGGTAAGAGATATGCTGAGAGAACTGAAACAGGTTCTAACATAGAACATCAATGTATTAAATCAAAAGCAGAAGTAGAGTTAAATATTGATGGAAGTAAAACAATAAAAAAATTAATTTTAGAATAATATGATTGACGAAGACAGGACATACGAGAACGAAGTGAGATTTAACAATGATAGATTGGTTGGTAGAAAAAATAGGCAAGATAGCAAGGTCAATATTTCATTGGTCTTGGAGAGTACAAATGCACAAAAGGATGAAAAAGAAAAAATAGATGAAATGGATTCTACTGTATCAAATATGTTCACTAGCCAATAGTTTCTGCTATCCACCACTTACAGATAGAGAAGCTTTAAGTTATTCAGAGTGTGTTTCAAAAGGTGCTGAAAAAACAATAGAGTTAGTTAGTAAAGCACCTAAAGAATTTGACGAACAAAAATATATAGTTAAATATTGGTGTCTAAGTGAAGATTACATTAACAAAACCCCAGCATCTTATAAGTCAATCAAGTAAGAGATTTAGAGTATTAATATCAGGTAGAAGATTTGGTAAAACATATCTTGCTATAACTGAGATGATGAAATACGCATCAAAACCTAATCAAAAGATATGGTATGTAGCACCAACACTAAAGATGGCAAAAGACATTTGCTGGAGTCAATTAAAAGAAGTTCTTAATCAATTTAATTGGATAGAAGATATAAACGAAACTACACTTACAATAACTATAAGAAAAACAAATAGTACAATATCATTAAAGTCTGCTGATTTACCTGACACACTTAGAGGTACAGGTTTAAACTTTCTTATATTAGATGAGTTTGCAGATATAGATAAGAGAGCATGGTTTGAAGTATTAAGAGCATCAGTATCAGATACACTTGGTCATGTTATGATGTGTGGTACTCCAAAAGGTTATGGTAATTGGAGTTATGAGATGTACTTAAAAGGTAAGCAAGACCCTGAGTGGGATAGCTTTCAATTTACTACTTTACAAGGTGGTATGGTATCTGAGAAAGAACTTAATCAAGCTAGACAAGACTTAGACCAAAGAACATTTAGACAAGAGTTTGAGGGTACTTTCGAGAATTATGCTGGAGCAATATATTATAATTTTCATCCTGTTGATTCTGTTATTGAAAAACATATAGATTATGCAAAGCCTTTACATATTGGCATGGACTTCAATGTTAATCCGATGTCATGTTGCGTAGCACAAATAGAAAAAGATAAGATATACATAGTTGATGAGATAGTCATTTATTCAAGTAATACTGATGAAATGGTACAGGAAATAAGAGATAGATATGGAACTAAGATGCACATAACTATTTACCCTGACCCAGCTTCAAGACAAAGAAAAACAAGTGCTGGTGGGAGAACTGATTTATCAATATTACAGAATGGTGGCTTCCATGTTAAAGTAAAAAATAGACATCCAGCAGTAAGAGATAGAATCAATGCTGTAAATTCTAAACTCAAAGATACTAATGGAAATCGTCATATTTTTGTTTCCAAATCTTGCAAAACATTGATAAAAGGATTACAAAGACAAACATACAAGGAAGATACAAATATTCCTAACAAAGAGGATGGATTTGACCATATGAATGATGCTTTGGGTTATATGATTGATTACATAAAACCTTTAGTAGTTCAGATGCCAAGTTCAAGACCTACTAGATGGACAATGAAATAGATTATGGCATATTCACGAGACGAAGCATTTGAGACCCACAAAGACTACAAAGAAAATGTTAATCAATGGGAATATTACATAAGATCATTTAATGGTGGTTATGATTATACATTGGGTCAATACCTTAACAGATATAATTTAGAATTAGACAACGAGTACAATCAAAGACTTGGTAATACTCCATGTGATAACCATTGTAAAAACATTATACAAATCTATTCATCATTTTTATTTAGAGTTAAAGCATCAAGAGATTTTGGTGCTATGGCTGATGAGCCTAGTTTAGAATTATTCTTAAAAGACTCTGACTTAGATGGAAACCATTTTGACTCTGTAATGAAACAGGCTCAAAACTATGCTTCTATTTATGGACATTGTTTTTTAGTTTTAGATAAACCAAAAGTCACAACAAATACAAGAGCAGAAGAACTAGACCAAGACATAAGACCATATATGTCAATACTAACACCTGAGAATGTTTTAGATTGGAATTTCAAAAGAGAAATAAATGGAAAATACACATTAGATTATCTGAAAGTAAGAGAGGAAGTAGATAAGGATGGTGGCACTTACTTTAGATTATGGTATCTTGATCGGATTGAAACTGTCTATGCAAAAACAGACAGAGACGAGCCGACAATAATAGATACTGCCGATAATCTGATTGGCAAGATACCAGCAGTTATCTTATACAATTCCAAATCGCACAAAAAGGGAATTGGTCAATCAGACCTTACTGACATAGCTGATTTACAAAAAGCTATCTACAATGAGTTGTCAGAAGTAGAACAACTTATTAGATTAACAAATCATCCTAGTTTAGTTAAGACTCCATCGGTTAATGCGTCTGCTGGTGCTGGTGCTGTAATAGAAATGCCTGAAGAATTAGAGCCTAATTTAAAACCATATCTACTTCAACCATCAGGGCAAAATTTACAGGCAATAATGGATTCTATAAATGGCAAAGTAAATGCTATTAATAGAATAGCACATACAGGAGCAGTAAGAACAACTAAACAAGCAGTATCTTCAGGAATAGCTTTACAAACAGAATTTGAATTACTTAATGCAAGACTATCAGAAAAAGCAGACAATCTACAAATAGCAGAAGAACAAATATTTAGATTATATGCACTATTTCAAAATGCTACATTTGATGGAGAAATAAATTATCCTGATTCATTTAACATAAGAGATTATGCTACTGATCTTATTTACTATCAACAAGCTAAGTCTATTGGTATTGGCTCTCCTACATTTATGAAAGAAGTAGATAAAGAGATTGCAAGAGCAGTAGTAGATGATAACGAAAAACTTAATGAGATATTTGATGAAATAGACTCAGCTTCAGAAGTTGGTCAATTTACACAAGACGAAGTTCAACAAGAAACAGTAGAAGAAGAAGAAGTTTAATGAATGTCAGATATAGTAAAAGACTTAACAGAATACAGAATCAGAGGTATTGAAAAAGCCGAAGTTGAATTTTACGAATCACTTACAAGAACACTAGATAAAATAGAAGATGAGATAGTAGCATTAGCTGATACTAATTTACCAAGACAGGCTGGTAAGCTTATTGAACTACAAAGTGCAGTAGCAATAAGACCAAAGATAAAAGCAATACTTGATAAAGAATATTTACCATTTGCAGATAGAGTTGTTAGAAAAGGTTTTGGAGAACAAGCTAAAAGAGTTGAGAGACAATTTAAAACAATAGGATTAATACCACCTGAATTTCAAGAACTTACAAAGGGAGATTTAGCTTTAGTAAAAAATTTAAAGCAACAATATTACACACAGTTTAAAGATGTATCAAACAATTTTACAAGAATACTATCAGATAAAGTATATCAAAACACATTAGTTGGAACTGAATTTACAGTATTAGAAAAAGAATTAAGAGAATCTATTAATGGTATTTATGCAAGTTCAAGAGACCCAGCAGTAAATAGATTAGTAAGTTATGTAAAAAGAAACAGAGATAATCCAAGATTAAAAGGTAGAGTAGATTCAGCTATTAAACAATTACAAAGTAAATATGCAAGAACTAGAACAGGCGAGAATATGAAAAGATATGCTGGTCAAATACTTAATGATTCTTTACGAGACTTTGATGCTACATTAAACTTTAATAAATCAAAAGATGCTGGACTTACATTTGTTAAATATTATGGAGATGTAATACCTACAACAAGAGATTTATGTAGAAGAATGGTAGGTGGACAGCTTAACAAAAGAAAGAATGGTTTATTTACCATAGCAGAGATACAAGACATTTGGGCTAGTAGAAGTTGGTCAGGTAAAAAGGGTGGTAATCCAATGGTAGTCAGAGGTGGATATAATTGCAGACATCAGTTTAGTTATGTAAATCCTGATTGGTATGAAGATGATGGAGAAGATTCATCTACACTTTTAAAAGATTCTAAACAAGATACAAAACCAACAACTTCAATATTTGGAGATATATCAGATGAAGAAAGAAAATATTTACCATTAGCATTTGGTACAGTTGCAACAAACTTTACTAGAACTATTAGTAAAATACCTAAATCTCCTAAGATGCCACAGTTAAGAGGAGATAATGCTTTTTATAGACCTACAACAGACGAAATAAATTTAAGTGATTTTAATATAGAAAATAATTTAAGAGCAAGACGAATATATGCACATGAATTTGGACATAAGATTGATCACAATATTGGAAACATAATGTTAGAAAAAAAAGATATAGCAAAAAAAATTATACCAAATTCTGATAGGGTAGTTTATTCAACAACATCTTTTAGAAAAACATTATTTGACGATGTTGTAGATGAAAGAAAAGGTAAGTATTCAGTTCAATTAAGTAATTCTGCACAAATAGAAATGATGGCAGATAGAGTTAATTTAAAAGATAATATCAAGGTAGGCTTAACAAGTTATACAGATGACTTAAACTCTTTAGCAATAAAAATACAAGGTAAAACATTTGATGAAAGATTAGCAATTAGAACAAAATATCTTGACGATATTATAAAAGAAAAATCATTTCCATTAGATAAAAACGAAATAAGAATATTATTAAGAGAAAAAGGTATTACTTATGACCCAATGAAAACAGAAACAATAGATTTTGTGACTTCAATAAAACACAAATTAGTTTTTTCAAGATATGGAAAATCTTTAAAATTAAAGTTAAAAAATGGAGAGTCATTTACAGCTTCTACTAGAGATGCTGGTAAATATTTTGACCCAATGTTTGCAGATTATGTTGGAGCAATAACAAACAACGCAATCGGTTTTGGACATAAGCTAGGATATTATGAAAAATTTTTTGCTACTGAAACAATTAAAAAAGGTTATGGAAAAATTACTTATGGTCATAGTACAGAAGCTTTTGCTAACTTTACTGCATTATCAAACACAGACAATAAAGAAATTTACATAAAACTTATGAACTATTATGCACCACAAACAACAAGAACATTTGGCGAATTATATGAAAGGAGTAATTTATTATAATGGATTTACATGAATTATTAGGCATTTATGTTGATAAATTTGGAGAGGAATACGATATAGATACTGTCACTTTAACAGAAGATGGAGAAGAAACACTTATAGATTTAGTTAAAAAGGCTATATCAAACAATGAGCCTATCTCTAAAAAACAAATAATAGACTTATTTGGATATGACCCAAATGAGACAGGCATATTGATTTAATTAAAAAGTAGTGATACATCAACAATATAAACAATAGGAGAAAACAATGTCAGATGACACACAGGTTAATCAACCGAAAAATGATGTTCAGGAAGCTGAAGTTAAACAAACTCAAACTGACGAGAAACCAACACCAACATTTAATCAAGAAGATGTAGATAGAATTGTCAAGCAAAGATTAGAAGCTGAGAAGTCTAAGCATCAAAGAATGTTAGACGAAGCTAAGAAACAAGAAGAAGAAATACTTAAAGAAAAGCAAATACAGGAAGCAAAGACTAAAGCTGATCTTGAAAATCTTATGAAGCAAAGAATAGCTGAGAAAGATAAAGAGTTAGCTGATTGGAAGTCTAAAGTTAAAACGATAAATGTAGATAACTCTATAATGTCATTAGCTTCTAAGAACAATGCTATTGCTCCTGACCAAGTAGTATCTTTGCTAAAGAATGAAGTTAATTATAATGATGATGGTCGAGTAGAAATACTTGATAACAATAAGAATATTCGTTATAACCCAAAAGGGGAACTATTAACGATAGAAGATAGAGTTAAAGAGTTTTTAGATGCTAACCCACATTTCCGAAAAGGGTCATTGTCAGGCACAGGTAGTCAGAGTAGCATCGAGGGTAAAACTGTAAAACCATTTAATATTCAGGATTTAGATATGAGTAAGGCAGAAGATCGTCAGAAGTATGCAGAGTATCGTAAAATTCGAGATTCAAAACCTACTCAGATTAATTTAACAAATAACAAATAAAGGTAAATAAAATGGCAAACGAAAGCACAAGTTCTACACTCTCGGAATTATATACTGAGATCGTAGCAGAGGCATTATTCGTAGCAAGTGAACAATCAATTATGAGACCACTTGTAAAGAATTATGCAATACAAGGTGGTGGAAAGTCAGTTGAAGTTCCTATCTATGGAGTAGTTTCTGCTTCAGCAGTATCAGAAGCAACTGATTTATCTAACACAGCAATCAATCCAACTTCTGTGACTATCACAGCATCAGAAAATGGAATTATGACAACTCTTACAGATTTAGCAAGAAACTCAGCACCAAGAAATGTTGCTGGAGATATTGGTAGATTATTTGGAGAAGCGATTGCAAAAAAAATAGATAAAGACTTAACAGCATTATTCGATGGCTTTAGTACAGCAGTTGGTGGCGATTCAACAGCTTTAACTTCAGCTATTATATTTCAAGCGATTGCAAATGTAAGAAATGCTGGAGTATCTATGGATGGTGTTTCAACTGTAATTCATCCAATGGTAGCTTATGACTTAAAAGCTAATTTGACTAATACTTTTGCAAATGCAAATGGTAATGATGTATCAAATGAAGCTTTAAGAAATGGCTTTGTTGGAAGATTAGGTGGAGTTCCAATCTATGAAACAACTAACATTGATCACACAGGTACAGGTGGAGACTACAAACAAGGTGTATTCCACAGAGACGCATTAGCATTAGCTATGATGCAAGACCTTAAAATCGAAACTCAAAGAGATGCTTCTCTTAGAGCAGATGAGATTGTTGCAACAGCAGTATATGGTGTCGGAGAACTTAACGATACTTATGGTGTTGAAGTACACTCTGATTCTTCAATCCAATAATAATTGGATACTTTGTGAGGGTGGGCAACTGCCCTCACATCTAAATTAGGAGATTTTATGAATATAGAATTAACAAATGGAAAAAAAACAATAACAAGACCAAAAGATCAATACGAAGCAAATAAAAAACATTTTGAAATGAGAGGTTTTGCTCCTGTTGATGCAGTAAAAAAAGAAATTAAAAAAGCGACAGTAAAAGACATTTCTGATAAAGTAGTTCAACTTAAACCAAAGAGAAAAAAAAATGCTAAAAAAACTAAAAAAAAAAATTAAAAAAATAATTAATTGGATTATGGGTGTTAGATAATGGCTAACTACACAGGTGCAAATGTTATAACTGCTGATGATGTCACTAAGTATCAACCTGATGCTTTTGGTTTTGGCATAGCTTCAACTGATACAGAAGCAGTAAATTTCTTTGCACAAACAACAAATGATATTCTTAGACAGCTAAGAGTAGAGTGGTGGCAGACTTACAAAACAAATGTATTTACAGATATTACAGTATTAAATACTGCTGAGATGGTAGATACAAAAGTAAATTTAGATCAGTTTGAGAGGGCTGGTGTATATTTATTTTTGGGTAGATTTCTTTGTCCAGCATTAACTAAGTTTAGACCTGAAACAGAAAAAGACAGATTTGAAAGAATGGGCGAGTTTTATATGTCAGAGTACAATAAAGAATGGAGAACAATCTTAGAAGATGGTGTTGAGTATGATGAGACAGGAGATGGCACTATACAAGTTTCTGAAAGAGAGCCTTTACATGGATTTAGAAGATTGACTAGATAATGGCTGTTGATCTAAAAATTAAATCTAACGAAAAAGAAATAATTAATAAATTTAAAAAATTACAATTTAAACTTCCAAGATTTATTGACAAAGGTGTTAAACAAGCTGGTTTTCAATTATTAGACATAATTAGAACTAAAACAGCAAAAGGTATAGATGCAAGAGATGTACCATTTGCACAATATTCAGATTCTTATAGAAAACAATTACAGAGAGAGGGTAAGCCACTTAAAGTAGATTTGTTTTATTCAGGCAGAATGTTAGGAAGTTTAACAAGTAGAAAAACAGGTAAGCATAAAGTATCTTTAGGTTTTTCAAATTCGCAAATGAGACAAAGAGCATTATTTAACCAAGTTTTAAATGAGCCTAAAAGAGAATTTTTTGGCTTTAATGATAGAACAGAAAAGATTATAAGTAAGCAATTCAACAGATTTATTGAAAAACAATTAAAGATGACTAGACTATGAGTATAAGAGAAAATATTGCATCAAACCTTTTATCAACCATATCAGGTATAAGTAGCCCATCAATTAAGAAAGCTACAAGACAACCTTTTCAATTAGACGAGTTATCAGATAAACAATATCCAGCAGTAATAGTTCAAACATCTGAAGAAACTAGAGAAGATGCTGAAATAGGTAGTGGTGCAAAGACTAGATTAGGCACTATTGATTTTGTTATACTTGGTTTTGTTAAAGGTGCTGAAGTTAATATTGATACTAAAAGAAATCAATTAATCACAGCTATTGAAACAGAGTTAGAATCTGATATTACAAGAAGTGGCAACGCACTTGATACAGAAGTCACAAGTGTTGAAACAGACGAGGGTACATTGTTTCCTATTGGTGGTATAAGAATGGTTGTTAGATGTACTTATGAGTTCCAAGCTGGAACACCATAAACAAGGAGAATAGATGGCAAATAGAGATAAAATTATTGATAAGATAGAAAAGAAAATAGACAGCATTGAAAAATTGCACGACAAAGAATCAATGATGTGCGAAGAAGTTAAAGACTTACTTGCTGATTTGAGAGACCAAGAAGAAGATGAGAAATGGGAAGATGACTCAGAAGAAGATTTTGACGAAGATAATGATGATGAAGATATTGACGATGAAGAAGAAAACTAATATAAACAAATTAATTATAGGAGAATAAAATGGCAGTACATCATGGAAAAGAGGGCGAAGTAGCAGTAGGTGGAACAGCAGTTGGCGAACTTACATCTTTTACTCTTGAAACAACAGGAGATGTTGTTGAATCTACACAAATGTCAGATGGTGCTAAAAGTTTCATAGCTGGTAGAACATCATTTTCAGGTACATTAGAAATGCACTTTGACGAAACAGATAGTGGTCAAACATCACTAACTGCTGGTGCAAGTGTGACTTTTAAATTATTACCTGAGGGAAGTTCATCAGGAGACAGAAAATTTGAGGGTGCTGGTATAGTGACAGGCATGTCTGTATCACAACCTTTAGATGGGATTGTTTCAAGAACTGTGACTTTTCAAGGAACTGATGCTTTGACAATAGGAACTGAATAATAATTTATGTCAGTAATAGATAGAGTTAAGTCTCACTTTGAGACTCTGCAAACTTTAATTATTGAAGTTCCTGAATGGAAAGATGAAGCTGGTAATCCATCAGTATTTTATTCTGAGCCTTTAACACTTGAAGAAAAAAACATTATCTTTAAAAAATCAAATAACTTTCAAGACTTAAATGTTCTTGTTGATTTGATTGTTATGAAGCTTAAAGTTAAAGATGAAAAAGGCGAACTTAAAAAAGCTTTTAAATTAGAAGATAAATTTGAATTAAGAAGAAATGCTGATTCAAATGTTATTGCTACAATATCAAATAAAATATTAGCAGATTCATCATTAGAGGAAGCTGAAAAAAAGTAAATAGCGACCCTGACACTCGGAATATGTTAGTGGTTGCTGACAGACTCAAACTTCCTATCCAAAAAGTCTTAGATATGCCAATGAGCCATTTTAATCTATGGATAGCTTACTTGAAAAAAGAGCAAGATGAGTATAAAAACCAACAAAGGTATAATAGGTAAGTAAATATAAATAATGGCAAATCAAAAATTAAACATAGACATAATAGCACGAGATAAAACGAAACAAGCCTTAGGTGGTTTGCAAAAAGGTTTGGCAAAAGTAAGAAGTGCTGTATTTAATGTAAGAAATGCTTTTATTGGTTTAGGTGCTGGTCTTGTAGTAAGAAATTTAGTTAATACAGGTAAAGAATTAGAAAACCTTAGAGTAAGATTAAGATTCTTGTTAAAAGATACCAATGAGGGTGCAAAAGCTTTTGACAATATGGTCAAGTTTGCATCTAAAGTTCCTTTCTCTCTTGAAGAAATACAATCAGGTTCAGGTATATTAGCAACTGTCACAGATAACGCAGAAGATTTACAGAAAATGTTAGAGATAACAGGTAATGTTGCTTCTGTCACAGGATTAGATTTTAGAACAACAGCAGAACAAATACAAAGATCATTTAGTGCTGGTATAGGTTCAGCAGATTTATTTAGAGAAAAAGGTGTAAGAAATATGCTTGGCTTTCAAGCTGGAGCAACAGTTTCAATAGAACAAACAGTACAAGCTTTTGAAAAAGTATTTGGTAAAGGTGGTAGATTTGGACAAGCAACAGATGATTTAGCAAATACCTTTACAGGTACTTTGTCAATGATTGGCGATAAAATATTTAGCTTTAAGAAAACTATTTTAGAAGCTGGATTTTTTGAGGGATTAAAAACACAGTTTGGAGAGTTAGATAAATTTTTAGAAAAAAATGCAGAGAACATAGATAATGTTGGAAGAAAGATAGGAATTGTATTAGCAGTATCAGTAGAGAAATTAGGTAAAGCTGTAATAATTGTAAAAGACAATTTTACTTTATTGTTAAATATTATTAAAGGTTTGATAGCACTTAAAGTAGTTTTATTTTTTACTAGAGTGGCTGTTGCATTGATGAATGTTGCAAAATCAACAATGGCTATTGGTGTTGGAACATCAGTTATTAAAGGTGGATTTTTAGCAATAGCAAAATTACTTGCAACAGGTGGTGCAGTATTTTTAGCATTTAAAGGTATTGATGAAATGTTTGAGGGATTTCTTGAAGATGTAGATTCTTTAGAACATAAAATGAATAATATTTTACCACCAGCAAGAGATTTACATAAAACTATGATTCAAGTTAGAGAAGAATTTAACAATGCTAATATTATTGCACATGAATTTGAACATGAGTTATCAGTTGCTATTCCATCAGCTACACAAACAATGATAGAAAAATTTAGAGAATTAAACAAAGGCTCATTAGAAGAATTTAAAAAGAAAATGGAAAATATTAGAGAAACAATAGCAGAATCAATAAATGAGGGAATTTCAAAAGTTTCTAATAGTATGGGTAGAGCAGTAGTTATGGGAGAAAAGCTTGGAGACTCTTTAAAAAAAATAGCACAAGAGTTTATGGTAAGATTAGTAAGTATGGCTATTGAGATTACTTTAAGATTGGCGATTGAATTAGTAATGCAAAAAGCAAAAGAATTTATTTTAGCAAAACAACTAAAAAAAGAACAAGAAAAAACTAATGAAATGAAAAAACAAACATCTGAAATGAAAAAACAAGCTGTTTTAAGTTTTTTTACAGGTGGTTCAGGAAGTATGGGTAGCTTTGCACAGGGTGGAGCAGTAAGTAAAGGTCAGCCTGTTATTGTTGGAGAAAGAGGTGCTGAGGTATTTGTTCCAAATAGTACAGGTCAAATAGTTCAAAACGCAAGAGGTCAAGGTAGTAGTGGAGTAAATGTAAATTTTACAATCAACACAATAGATTCAAGAGGATTTAGCGATGCTTTACAAGAAAACAGAGGCACAATAACAGGAATAATTAATAATGCTTTGGCAGAAAAAGGAAGAAGTGAGTTAGTATAATGAGTGGTGCATTTCCAATATCAACATCTAAATTTCAAACACTTGGCATCAAGTCAATTCAAAATACAATTATATCAAAATCAATCTCAGGTAAAAAACTTGCAAGACAAGTAGATAATCAAAGATTTGGTTTTACAGCTAGAATTATTACAGCAAAAAGGTCAGATGTTTATGGAGAACTTATGGCTTTTATAATTAAACAAAGATCAGGAAAAGAAAATTTTACAATAATCCCACCTGAAATAGAAGATGCTAGAGGTAATGTAAGTGGTACTGTTCTTGTAAATGGTGTTCACGCAGTTGGAGATACAACAATAGATATTGATGGTATGACAGGAACATTGAAAGCTGGAGACTTTGTTAAATTCGCATCACATAATAAAGTTTATATGGTAGTTGCTGATGCAACAGCCGATGGTTCAAACGAAGCAACAATTACAATAGAGCCACCTCTTATAACAGCACTAACAAATGATTCTGCTGTCACTTACGACAATGTACCTTTTACTGTGCATTTAATAAATGATATTCAAGAATTTGGTACAGTAGGTGCTGATAAAGATGGTAATGTTTTATATCAATTTGAGTTAGATGTTGAAGAAACTCTTTAATGAAAAAATACAAAATTACACACTTAGTAAGTGCTGAATTTGAAGCTACTGCTATTGTAAATGAAGATGAGATTGACGAGAAAACAAACGATTTAAAAGCTTACAAAAAACCTGATAGCAAATTTAATTTTACCATGTTAAAAGGTACAGAAGCTATAACTAGAACATATTACGAGGAACATGGCACGAACACTAACGACAGCAGTAAAAAACGAGTTATTAACAGGTCAGATTAGACCCATACATCTAATTGAGATAGGATTTTCAACACCTGTATATTTAACTGATAATGGCTTTGATTTAACTTCTTCAATATCAGGTACAAGTAGAACTTACACAGCTTCTGCATTTTTAGTTGGTGGCTCATCATTTGAAGAACAAACAGATATTACAAAAACTACACTAAGCTTATCTTTATCAGGTGCAGACCAAACATTTATATCAACAGTTTTAAATGAAAATGTTGTTAATGATACTGTTGAAATATACAGAGGATTATTAGATTCAAACAATTCAATTATAGCTGACCCAATATTATTATACTCAGGAAACATAGATACATTTGAAATAGCCGAAACAGAAACTCAATCAAATGTTAAATTAATTATTGTTTCTCATTGGGCAGACTTTGATAAGAAGTCAGGTAGAAAAACAAACAATGCTTCTCAGCAAAGATTTTTTAGTACAGATGTTGGAATGGATTATTCAAGTGAAACAGTTTTAGATATTAAGTGGGGTAGAGAATGACAACTTTTGATGAGATTATTAACCTGTACTATAAGTTTGATAAATATAAAAAAAATACCTATCCTGAATTATATTATCATATTTCACCATCAATAAATCTCAATCAGTACAAAGTATTTAAGGATGAACAAGGAATATTTGGTTTTGTTAATTGGGCATATTTAAGTGAAGAAATAGAAAAAGATTACATAAGAACTTCTAAAATTTATAAAAATGAATGGAAAAGTGGAGATTATTTGTGGTTATATGATATTGTTATACTTAGAAAGAGTAAAGAGGTTATGTCATGGGTTTATAACTATTTTAAAAAATTATTAAAAACAAACGAATCTATATCTTGGTTGCGTTTAGATAAAAACGACAAAGTATATAGAGTAGCAAAAAAATATAAAAGGGAGTTTCATAACTAATGGGTGGCTCGGTAAAAAAAATAATTCAGCCTGTTGTATCAGCATTTAATATGTTTAGTGGTGGGTTTAATCCATTTGTTGCATTAGGTGTAATGGCTATTGGCTGGTTGTTTATGAGATCAATGAAACCTGATGTACCTGACTTTGGTACAAACGATTTTGAAGAAACTGAGAGAGGTATTTTAGTAAATAAACAATCTAATAATGCCTGTGTTCCTGTTATTTATGGAGAAAGATTAGTTGGTGGTACAAGAGTTTTTATTGAAACTTCAGGAACAGATAATACTTATTTATATGTTGCTTTAGTTCTTTCAGAGGGAGAGGTAAATTCAATAGAACAAATAAGAGTAGATGACAAAGTAGTCACATTTGATGGTGCATTAACTCATGGCACAGTAAGAGAAGTAGCAAGTAGTGATAGTAATTTTTACAAAGACTCAACGAGCCATATTCAAATACAAGCATTTATGGGAACAGACGACCAAGTAGCATCAAGTGTTTTAACACCTTTATCATCATGGGGAAGCAATCATAGATTAAGAGGTATTTGTTATTTAGCTTTAAGGTTTAAATGGAATCAAGATGTATTTGGTGGAATACCTGTTGTTCAAGCTAAAGTAAAAGGTAAAAAGATTGTCACATTAGCATCTGATTTATCAGAACAAACTGCATCTTTTTCAACTAATCCAGCTTTTTGTTTATTAGATTATTTAAGAAATGAAAGATATGGAAAAGGTATTGCTACATCAAGTTTAAATTTACAAAGTTTTTATGATGCTTCACAAGTTTGCGTCACACAGGTCACACCATTTTCAGGTGGTAGCGATATTAATTTATTTGATTGTAATGCTGTTGTAGATACATCTAAAAAAGTTATAGACAATGTAAGAGATATAATAAAAGGCATGAGAGGTTATCTTCCTTATGTTCAAGGTAAATATAAATTAGTTATTGAAACAACAGGTACAGCCTCAGTATCTTTAACAGAAGATGATATTATAGGTGGCTATGCCTTAGCTTCTCCTACTAAAAATAATAAATTTAATAGAGTAATTGTTTCATTTATAAATCCTGACAGAAATTTCCAAGTAGATGAAATTCAATTTCCACCGATTGATGATTCAGGATTAGCAAGTGCAGACCAACACGCAACAATGAAAACAGCAGATGGTGGATTTTTATTAGAACATAGGGCAGATTTTCGTACTATCACTTCTCCATATCAAGCTGAAGAAATGGCTGAGATTATTTTAAGAAGAAGTAGAGAATCTTTGGGTCTAAGTATTAACTGTGGATTTAAAGCTTATGAATTACATATAGGTGATATTGTAAATGTCACTTTATCTAGTCTAGGTTTTTCAAGTAAAGCATTTAGAGTTTTATCTATGACATTTAGAGAAGATTATACTATTGATCTAAACTTAGTAGAATATCAAGCATCTCATTATACATTTGCAACTAAAGGACAGGTATCAAGTACACCATCAACTACTTTACCAAATCCATTTAATATTCAAGCACCAGCATCACTTACACTTACTGATGAACTTATAGAGTATGCTGATGGAGTTGTTTTAACAAGATTAAATATATTAGTTGGTGCAAGTACAGACCAATTTGTTCAGTATTATCAAGTAGAAGCCAAGAAATCTACTGAGTCAGATTTTAAAATAATATCAAGTGGTACACAGTTAAACCACGAATTTATAAATGTTGTTGATGATATTACTTACGATGTAAGAGTAAAAGCTATCAATAGTTTTGGAGTTTCTTCTAGTTATACATCAGCTTCAAGAAAAATAGTTGGAGCAACAGAAATACCAAGCGATGTAGATGATTTGTCAGTATCTATGGTTGGTTCAAACCAAATGGAATTATCTTGGACACCTGTAACAGATTTAGATATATCTTGGTATGAAATAAGGTTTCAAAATGTTACAAGTGGTGCTACTTGGAATGAAAGCACACCAATAGCAAAAGTTGTTAGAAGAAAATCAAATGCAGTAACATTAAATTCACAAGTGGGCAGTTATTGTATAAAAGCAGTAGATAAATTAGGCAATAGTTCTGCAAACGCATCTATTGTATCAACCAATATTTCTGGATTGCAAAATTTTACAAATGTTTTAACTTTGAGTGAATAATGGCAGATTTTAATGGAACAAGAGATAGTGGTGTTGCAATTTCAACAGATAATGCTGGAAGAAAAGTTTTGATATTAGATACAATAACTCAGGTAGATAGTTTAGTCGGTAATATAGATTCTGCTGAGGGAAATTTTGATTTGGGTGGCACAGATTCTACATCAAATCCTACTAATTTTGGTGCAAATGTTAAATCATCAGGATTTTACACATTTTCTAATACACTTAGTCTTGATGGAATTTATGACACAAATTTAGGTGCTGTGATTGGCATGAGTTCAGAAGATGAATATGATTTGTTTGACTCAGGTAGAGGTGCAACATTATTTGAAGATGCTAAAGCACCATTTGATGGTTCTCCTGAAATACAATGTGGAGCAGAAGTTCAGGTTGGATTTGATAATACAAGTTTAGACAATATTACAAGTTTTCAAAAGATTGCACAACAAAGTACAATAAAAGGAAGATTTTTTAAATTCAAATGTAAGATTACAAGCGATGATAATAAGGTTAGAGCAAAAGTTCATACTTTAGAATCTAAAGTAAATATGGAAAAAAGAACTGAAGCTGGACAAGATGTGGTTTCAGATGCTTCAGGAACAACAATAACTTTTGTTAATTCTTTTTACGCAACTCCGAGTATAGGGATTTCAGCACAAGGATTAGCAACAGGAGACTATTATCAAATTACAAGCAAGTCAAAAACTGCCTTTACAATAAGGTTTTATAATAGTAGTAATGTTGGGATAAGCAGAACATTTGATTATCAAGTTGTAGGACATGGCTTGAAATCAATATAATTTTTTAATATAAGGATTAAATATGGCACAAGTTAGCGATTTCGTCTTAGATAATCAAGGTTTCAGTTCTTTTCGTACTGAACTTAATAATATTTTATCAGCACAAAATTCAAACAACTCAGGTACTTCAAGACCATCTTCAGCAACCACAGGCACAATTTGGTTAGATACAACTAACTCAGGCTCAAATAGTTTAACACTTAAATTTTTTGATGGGAGTGATGACATAAGTTTAGCAACAATAGACACATCAGCAAATACAGTTAATTGGTTAGATAGTACAGTTTCAGCAGATTTAGTGAATGATACAACTCCACAATTAGGTGGAAATTTAGATACTAACTCGCACAATATAGCTTTTGATGATGCACATGGAATTATTGACGAAAATGGAAACGAACAAATAACATTTCAAACAACATCATCAGCAGTTAATCAAATTGATGTCACAAACTCTGCCACAGGAAACGCACCTGAAATATCGGCAACAGGTGGAGACACAAACATAGATTTAAAATTAACACCTAAAGGTTCAGGTAAATTAAATTTAGATGGTATTAAATTTCCAAATGCAGATGGATCAGCAGATCAAGTATTAAAAACTGATGGTTCAGGAAACTTATCTTTTGCAAATGCTTCTGGTGGTGGAGTAAGTTGGCAATCAGTAAAAACTGCTAGTTTTACAGCAGTAGCTGGTGAGGGATATTTTGTAAATACTACAAGTGGTGCTATTACTATGACATTACCATCTTCGCCAAGTTTAGGTGACACAGTAATTGTTACAGATTACACGAGAACTTTTCAAACAAATAAATTAACAATAAATACTAATTCTTCAAAATTTCAAAGTCTTACCACTTCCACAGTTGATTATGAAATTGAGGGTTTAACTCTTGAATTAGTTTATTCAGATGCAAACGAGGGTTGGATTCCTACTCTTGATGACGATTCGGTAAGTAAAGATACTTATGGACTTGAATATTTAATAGTAGCTGGTGGTGGAAGTGGAAGTAGAAATAAAGGTGCTGGTGGTGGTGCTGGTGGACTTTTAACAAATTATGATGGCACTCCTTTACAAGTAACTGCTGGAATTACTTTGACTTGTACTGTTGGTGCTGGTGGCTCTGGTGGAACTTCAGCCTCAGGAAATGATGGAACTGACAGCACAGTTTCTGGAACAGGCTTTACAACTTTAACTGCTATTAAAGGTGGTGCTGGAAATTCTGGCGGTGGTGCTGGACTAGGAAATGATGGTGGTTCTGGGGGTGGAACAGGCGGTGAGGGAAACGGCGGTGCTGGTGGCTCAGGAACTTCTGGTCAAGGAAATGATGGTGGCTCAGGACAAGGGGGTGCTGTAGCTTGTGGCGGTGGCGGTGGCGGTGCTGGAAATGCTGGTGTCAATGGCTCAGGAAATGCTGGTGGAAATGGTGGAAATGGTGCGTCTAATGAAATTACAGCATCGTCAGTAGTGTATGCTGGTGGTGGTGGAGGAGTAACAGAAAGTAACTCTCCAACTCAAGGTTCAGGTGGAAATGGTGGTGGAGGTGGTGCTAGTAAAAGTTCTGATGCTGGTGATGGCTCTGCAAATCTTGGTGCTGGTGGTGGTTCTTCTCATAGTGCTGGAAATTCTGGGGATGGTGGAAGTGGAGTTATTATTTTAAGAATGCTTACTGCAAATTATTCTGGCACAGTAACAGGCTCACCTACTGTGACTACATCTGGTTCAGAAACAATAGTTAAATTTACAGGCGATGGAACAATAGTTACATAGGAAAATATTATGGCACATTTTGCAAAATTAGGAATAGGAAATAAAGTTATAGCAGTTCATGTTGTTAATAATGAAGTTATTACTGATGATAATGGACAAGAACAAGAACAATTAGGTGTAGATTTTTTAAATAAAATTCATAATACTAATGCTGTATGGAAACAAACCTCATATAATAGTCGTAGAGGTATTCATAAATTAGGTGGAACACCTTTTAGAAAAAATTATGCTGGTATAGGTTTTAAGTATGATGAAAAAAGAGATGCTTTTATTCCACCTCAGCCATTTAATAGTTGGACATTAGATGAAGATACTTGTACTTGGAACTCACCAATTCCTCACCCAAACGATGGTAAATTTTATGTATGGAATGAAACAGCTTACAACGAAGATAATACTCAAGGTTGGGATTTAGATAATTAAATCTAAATGCAAGAATATAAAACCAATAATCAAATAGAATTTTTACAAGGATATTATTTATTAGATAATTCTGTATGTGATGATTTAATTAATATGTTTAAAAAAGCAGAAGATAAAAAATCTCCACATTTAGTTGAGGGTGAAACTAGCACAGGAGTTAATAAATTAAAAAAAGATAGTTTAGATTTACAATTACAAGCACATCATATAGATAAAAACCCACCTTTAAAATTTTATTTTATGCAACTATCTAAAATGATTGATGTATATAAACAAAAATATAAATTTTGTGATACTTATGTAAATAAATGGGGTCTTGAGCCATCATTTAATATTCAAAAATATAAACCCTCACAAGCATATCATAGATGGCATACTGAAAGAGGTTGTAAAGATTCTGACAGACATTTAGCCTATATGACATATCTTAATGATGTTAAAGAGGGTGGTGAAACAGAATTTTTTTATCAAAAATATAAATTTAAACCTGAAAAAGGTTTAACTTTAATATGGGGTACTGATTGGACTTTTACTCATAAAGGACATACAACAAAAAATGAAGATAAATATATAATGACAGGCTGGTACGAGTTCAAAGAATGATATATAATTTAATTTAACGAGGATATAATTATGCAATTATCTAAACATTTTACATTAGGGGAAATGGAAAAATCCCAAACAGCTACAAGAAAAGGTATAACTAATAAAGCTGGGTCAGGAGAGATTAAAAACTTAACTGATTTATGCTATGAAGTATTAGAGCCTGTACGAGCAAAGTTTGATAAACCAATTATTATTACTTCAGGTTTTAGAAGCCCTGAATTATGTGAAGCAATAGGAAGTAAAGCAACATCACAACACGCAAAAGGACAAGCAGTAGATTTTGAAATAGCTGGTGTATCTAATTTGCAAGTAGCTTTATGGATTCAAAATAATTGTGATTTTGACCAATTAATTTTAGAGTTTTGGAAAGAAGAAGATAAAGACCCAAATTCAGGATGGGTTCATTGTTCTTATGTAGATGGCTCTAATAGAAAACAAGTTTTGACTTATACAGGTAAGGAATATAAAAATGGACTTCCTGATGCTAAATGGTCAGGTGGTCAATTTGCTAACTAAGGAGAAACAATGCTAACAAAGAAACAAAAAAAACTACCAATGGCTTTACAAAAAGCTATTATGAAAAAACAAAAGAAAACTAAAAAAGCTAAAAGGAGAAAATAATATGCCTTATCATTATGGACATGGAAAAGATAAAAAAAGAAAGAATAAGCCTAAGAAATCTAAGATGATGTCTAAAAGAAGAAAAAGAAAGTAATGGCTAAGAAAAGAAAAAAAGCACCAAGAGGTTATCATTATATGCCTGATGGCAAATTAATGAAAAACTCTGCACATAAAAAGAAAAAGAAAAAACGATGAGTGGATTTACTACAACATCTACATTGGCTGAGATGATAAACAAAAGACCAATGAGGAAAAGAAGAAGAAATGTCAAAAAAAAGAAAAAGAAGAAAAGTACCAAAAGATAAAGATAGTGGTTTGCCTAAAAAATATCTTTCAGGTTTGAAAGGTAGTAAAAGATCAGCTAGAGCAAGTCTTATTAAGTCAGTTTCTTCTATCTATAAATCAGGTGGTTTTATACCTAGAGGATTACTTAAAAGGAGATCAAGATAATGGCTAAAAAATATAGAAAACCTTTATCTAGTTCAGTAGTTAAAACATTAAAAGCAAAAGCAAAAAAATCTAAATTATTTACCTATTCTGATTTAAAAGCTTCATTTAATAGAGGAAAAGGTGCTTTTCTTTCCTCAGGCTCTCGTAGAGGAATGACGATGAATAGCTGGGCATTTGCTAGGGTCAATAAATTAATTCGTAGAGGTAGGTCTAGCACTTATGATAAAGATTTGGTAAGACGAGCAATAAAAAGAAAAAGAAAATAAAATGAAAACTAATAAAGAAAAATTTGTAGAGATAGATGGAAGAATCAAATTAGTAAATCAAAAGATTGATTTGATAATTAAAAACCATCTTCATCACATGAAAAAAGACATTGATAGAATTTTATATTCTCTTGGTGCAATCGGTTTATTGGTTTTAGGTCAATTACTTTACTTACTCACGAAATAGTTGTATAGATTGACTTGTATGATTTACAAGTCTGTTTTAATTATCAGCGATACACATATTCCTTATCATGTTCCTGAACTCATGGAATTTCTAAAATTACTTAAAAAAAAATACAAGCCTGATAGAGTCATCCATATTGGAGACGAAGTAGATAAACACGCAATGTCATTTCACGATAGCGACCCTGATTTACCTAGTGCTGGAGATGAATTAAAATTATCAATACCTGTCATACAAGAATTAGAAAAAATGTTTCCTAAGATGGATTTATTGGACTCTAATCATGGTAGCTTAATTTATAGACGAGCATTGAAGCATGGAATACCAAAAGCTTATTTAAGAGATTACAATGAATTTTTACAAGTTGGTAAGGGTTGGAAATGGCATGATGATTTAACAATAGATACACCACTTGGTAAAGTTTATTTCTGTCATGGTAAAACAGCAGATGTTTTAAAATTAGCACAATCTATGGGTATGTCATGTGTTCAAGGTCATTATCATAGTTCTATGGGTGTAAGGTATTATGGAAACAGTTTAGGTCTTTATTTTGGACTCCAAGTTGGGTGCAGTATAGATAGCAAAAGTTTAGCCTTTAGATATAACAAAGTACAGAAAGCTAGACCAATTATAGGGTGTTCGGTCATATATAATGGATTACCCATAATTGAGCCTTTTTTAAAAGATAAGACAGGAAAATGGGTCGGAAAGCTACTTTAAAGCCACAGAGAAGCACAGAGAGGGCTACTAAAAGACAAATAGGTGGCAACCATTACAAGCTTCCAATAAGCCCTTTAAAATTCATATTAGCCAATAAGCTTAACTTTGTAGATGGCAATATAGTCAAATATGCTGTCAGAAATAAAGATGGAGAAACCTTAGAGCAAAAGTACAATAAGATAATTCATTATGCTGAACTTGGTAAAGAATTGTTGAAAAATAAAAAATAAGGAATATTAGGAATGAATGAAACTAGCATATTTAATTTATTCAATTCTTGTAGTATATTGGACAACATTATTAATTTTAACAGGTAATACTTATTTATGATATTTAGTATATTAAAAAATCCTTTAACAAAAATCGTTTTAAACAAAGCTACTGAACATTTTAAGCACAAAGCTGAAAAGGTTAAAACTATTAGACAAGCAGAAATAGAAGCTTGTAAAGATGTTGATATAACAAGAATTAAAAGCCAAGACAAAAGCTGGAAAGATGAGATATTAATGGTATGGTTAATTGCTATGCTATCAACAGGTTGGTTTGAAGATACTAGAGATAACTTTGAGGAATGGGTAAGAATAATAAACGATTTACCTGACTCAGTATGGTATTTAGTTATTATTGTATTTACAGCAACATTTTCTACCAAGATGACAGATAAGGTTTTAAACCGAAACAAAAAGAAGTAATATGTCCGAATGGACATTGATGCAGTAATTATAGAAGTAGAATTTCAGTTGGAATCAGATTATCAACCTTTTGGTCATTTTGTTTGTTTAAGATTTATAGATCAAACACCACATCATATTAAGCTTAACAAATTAGTTAGAGATATGGGTCAGTACCCTGATGTAAAATTAATTAATTATGATTTTATTGTTAAACCAATTACACACGAAACAGATATTACAGGATTAGAAGTCACTAAGCATTAAGCGACCCACCAAGTCTCCCTGATGGGTCTATCTTTATGTAATCTAATTAAACCTAAGGGAGCAATATCAACATAAAGAATTTTGTTAGCCATCTTGTTTTCCAGCAAGTGTTAAATCTCTTTTTACTTCTGTTTGTCTAACAGACAAGTATCTATCAAGATTGTTATACATAAGCTTTGCTTTTATTAATTGGCTTTCAGCATACGCATAACTTTCAACTATTTTTTTATATTCAGGGTCAGTTCTAGCTTTATGTTCAGCTTCAATAACTGTTTTAGTATCAATTTTATATTTTAAAAATAATTTACTAAACATAGCTTTTCTTGATTCATCAAGCACAATAGATTTTTCAGCCCACTCTGACCAATCATTAGAAGCTTCTGTCATTTTTTTATAAGCTTCTTTACTATTTAAGTTCATTGTCATTTATTTCCTTTTTAAAAACATATTTTATAGCTGTTGTTTTTGGGTCAAAATATATCCTGTCTGAACAAGACATTAACAACAAAGAAAAAAATAAAACACAAATTATAATTATATATTTGTGATATTTTCTATGTATAGATTTTCCAAATATTATCATGGGTAAGCCAACATTTCTTTAGCTTCTATTTCTAAATCTTCTACTTGTTTTGCTAATTTTTTATTATCAGCTTTTACCTGATCTAATTCTTTTCTTAGTTCTCCATTTAATTCTCTATGACTATTATTAGCATTTACCATAGCTGTCATTTCAGCTTCTTTACTATCAATAATATTTTTTAAATTATTAACAATATTATTAAGTGTTTCTATTTCTTTATCTTTGATTTCTATTTGCTTGGTTAAGTCTTGATCTCCTCTATCATCTTTTTTCATATTGTCTCCCTAAAGGTGCTGAGCAGTAGAGAGAGAGAAACCACTCAGCACATAACCTAAAAGTATATGTTATGAAAATATTATACTTAAACTGCTTACGCATTAAATTCTCTCTATCATAAAAGTTTTAAAAATCATAACGAATCATTTGTATCTGATTTGCTTTGATTTGAAAAACATAAAATATTCTCTTATAAATTGTATTAAATGTTAAATAAGCTAGGTTTTAAGCCATTATTTTAGGGGTTGTAATTCAACCGAAAGTATGAACAAGATAACGAATATGAAAAAAACAAATAACCTAAAAGGAGAGAGTATGAAAACAATACCTACATTTACATTATCAATAAATGATATTTGTAAAACAGAAAAACAAAAAGCTAAGTTTAGAGCATTACTAAAATCTCAGGGTGCAAACTCTATGATTGTAAATAGTAAAGATGAAATGACTTTTTGTAAAAACAACAAGAAGCTAACAACACTAAACAAAAAAGGAAAGTTGTTAGATATTCATACGAACAAGGAGAGAGCATAATGAAAATAAAATCATATGATGA